ACGATGAGAACATCATGGATGCAAAAGAAGCCTTGTCCATCCTATCCGACATTGCTAGAGGCAAACGGGATGAAGAAGTCTTGATGATGAATCCATTGACTGGTGAAGTTGAAAGGCTTATGAAGAAGGCTGACAACAATACAGTTATCAAGGCAATTGTTGAAATCTTGAAACGTTATCCAACGGCTAAACAGTCCGAGAAATTGGAGCTTGAGATCAGAAAGCTAAGAGAACAGTTAGATAGCGGTATTGAAGGCACAATGAACCTCAACATTGTCAATGCATGGGAGGATATCCCAGATGGCAACGATTGATATTCAGAAGAATGTAAACCCGCATTTCAAATCGGTTTGGCAGTCTAACAAGCCTTACAACGTGCTGAAAGGTGGACGGAACTCTTTTAAGTCGTCTGTAATCGTGCTGAAGCTCGTCTATATGATGATTAAGTACATCATGCAAGGCGAAAAAGCTAACGTGGTAGTCATTCGGAAAGTAGCAAATACGATCCGTGATAGCGTGTTTAATAAGGTTCAGTGGGCTATCAGTATGTTTGGACTAGACACTCAGTTTAGGGCTACTGTAAGCCCATTTAAGATTGTCCACAAGCGAACTGGTTCGACATTCTATTTCTACGGTCAAGACGACTTTCAAAAGTTGAAATCAAATGATATCGGGAACATTATAGCTGTATGGTATGAAGAAGCGGCTGAGTTTGACAGCGCCGAGGACTTCGACCAATCAAACGTCACTTTCATGCGTCAGAAACACGACAAGGCCCCGTTTGTGCAATTCTATTGGTCGTACAACCCACCGAGGAACCCTTATAGTTGGATAAACGAATGGTTCGAAGAGGTCAAGACCAACGAGAACTATCTAGCACACTCAAGCACCTATCTTGATGATAAGCTGGGCTTTGTAACGGAACAAATGCTTGAGGATATAGAGCGTATCAAACAGAATGATTACGACTACTATCGCTACCTTTATTTAGGTGAAGCGGTTGGTTTGGGTAATCAAGTCTATAACATGAGTACGTTTCATGCTATCGACAGTTTACCAATGGACGACAGACTTATCGGAATATCGTTTGCAATGGATACCGGGCACCAACAGTCAGCTACAGCTTGCGGTGCTTATGGGCTTACTGCAAAGGGTAATGTGATATTGCTTGATACATTCTATTACAGTCCAGCCGGTCAAGTCGTTAAGAAGGCACCGAGTGAATTGACTGTCATGGTTAGCAATTTCATTGACAAGGTACTCAAACAGTACCGAGTGCCTAAGCTGAGAATGACAATCGATAGTGCCGAGGGTGCTTTGAGAAACCAATATTTCAAAGACTTTGGCGAACGATGGCATCCAGTGGCTAAGAAGAAGAACCAAACCATGATAGACATGGTTATCAGTTTACTAGCTGAGGGGCGTTTCTACTACTTGGACATTCCAGCTAACAAGATATTCTACGAGGAACATAAGATGTACCGCTACGATGAGAAGACGATACATTCTGACGATCCAAAAGTAATCAAAGAGGATGACCACACCGTCGATGAGTTTAAATATTTCGTGTTAGACAATGCCAGAGACTTGGGTCTTAAAGCGTAGGAGAAGAAAGAATGGGAATCATACAAACCATTAAGAACATTTTTAAAAGGAGTAATTACGTGATAACTAACCAAAGTCTAAACAGTATCACCGACCACCCAAAAATTGCTATTTCACCAGAAGAATACAATCGTATCATGGATAATCTCCGCTACTTTGCCGGAGCCTTTGACCGTGTGACTTACCGAGATAGTAACGGGGCACAAGTCAAGCGAGATTTCAACCATTTGCCCGTTGGACGTACAGCTTCGAAGAAGGTAGCTAGCCTTGTATTCAATGAGCAAGCTAAGATTCAAGTTGATAACGAAGCGGCTGACACATTCATCAATGAAACACTTAAGACTGACAGATTTAGCAAGAACTTTGAGCGCTATCTGGAATCATGCCTTGCCCTCGGTGGGCTTGCTATGCGTCCTTATGTCGATGAAGACCGTGTCAGAGTGTCATTTGTGCAAGCACCAGTATTCTTGCCCTTACAATCAAACACGCAAGATGTATCGAGTGCTGCTATTGTCACTAAGACGCTTAAAACAGAAGGTCAGAAAGTAAAATACTACAGTCTGATTGAGTTTCACGAGTGGACTAAGGATAGCTACACGATAACTAATGAGCTATACGAGTCTGAATCTAAAACTCGTATCGGTCAGCGTGTACCGCTTAATGTACTCTACGAAGATTTGGAAGAGACTGTGACACTCAATGGGCTTACAAGACCATTATTTACGTACCTTAAGCCCCCAGGGATGAACAACAAGGACATTAACAGTCCTTTAGGCTTGTCTATTTTCGACAATGCCAAAACTACGATGGACTTTATCAATACCACCTATGACGAGTTTATGTGGGAAGTCAAGATGGGACAGCGCCGTGTGGCAGTACCTACTCAAATGATTAAGACTGAGTACGATACCAACGGTGAGAAAGTAACAGTCAAGCGTGAGTTTGAAACAGGTCACAATGTCTATGAGCAATTTGATAGTGGTGATATGGACAAGGGTATCGGTATTACCGACCTTACAACTGACATTCGCTCAGACGATTACATCAAGGCTATTAACAAAGGATTGAGTTTGTTCGAGATGCAACTAGGGGTGTCCGCTGGTATGTTTAGCTTCGATGGTAAGAGCATGAAGACTGCTACTGAGGTCGTATCAGAGCAATCAGACACTTATCAAATGCGGAACTCTATCGCTACTCTTGTCGAGCAGTCGCTGAAAGAGCTTGTCATTTCAATCCTAGAGATTGCTAAAATATACAATCTGTACACTGGTGAAATTCCGACAATGGATGAAATCAGCGTGGATTTAGACGATGGGGTGTTCACTGACCGAAACGCTGAGTTTGATTACTGGTCTAAGATGGTAGCTGCTGGTTTTGCACCAAAGACGATGGCTATTGAGAAGACCCTTAATGTAACCGAGGAACAGGCTAAAGAGATTTACCAAGCTATCAATGATGAAACAATGGTAAGTGCTGATAGTTTTAGGACTACCGACGAGGTTGACATATACGGGGAGTGATAGGCTATGGCTAAAAAGAAGCGTATCAAACTAAACGACCAGCAATTAATGTTGATGGCTGACAATGTTTCAGACATCTATCGTCAATTATGTAATGACTTATTTGACAACGTTGTGGAGCGATTACATGACCGAGGGACTTATTACCTCGACCAACAGCCTTATCTTTGGCAGCTAGAGAAGATGGCTGATGTTGGTATGTTGAACAACCACAACATCAAACTCATCGCTGAATATTCTGGAATTGCTGAAAAGCAAATCAGATACATCATTGAGAATGAGGGTTATCAAGTCTATAAGGACACTCATGCTCAGTTAAATTCTAACGCTTATAGTTATCAAGTTATGAAAGACCTTATAAGCTACTCTAATCAAGCTATTCATGACGTCCATAATCTTATTAATACGACCTTGCCAAAGAGCGTACAAGCAACGTATAAGGACATTATCGAGACTACGGTAGCTAAAGTAATCACTGGCATGGCGACACCTCAGAAAGCCCTTGACGAAACGATAATGAGGTTTCAAGAACGTGGTTTCTATGGCTATACCGACAGAGCTGGACGCAGGCAGAGAGCTGACGCTTATGCTAGGATGGTCATTAAAACGACTGCTAGGCGTACATTCAATGAAATGCGAATGAGACCAGCTCAAGAGCTAGGGATTGATACCTTTTATTACTCGATTAAGGCAGCAGCCAGAGAAATGTGTGCACCTATCCAAAATCAGATAGTTACCACAGGGCGAGCTAGGACTGAAGAAGGCGTTAAGATATTCGCCCTCGATGATTATGGATACGGTAAGCCCGGAGGATGTCAAGGTGTAAACTGTGGGCACACCATGACCCCATTCATTCCCGGTGTCAACTACATGCCAGATATCGACGATGACTTGAAGAATCTGACTGAGGAACAAGCTATCAAGAATGCCAATGTCCAAAGTAAACAGCGAGCAATGGAACGAGCCATTAGAAGCACAAAAGAGCGTCTACACGTTGCCGAAGTCATGCACAACGACGAATTGACCAGTAAATACAAAACAAGGCTTACAGAGCAGAATAGAGCCTTGAAATCTTACGTTGACAAACACCCATTTCTATATCGTGATAGAGACCGTGAGAAATACCACAAAGACCCTATTGCTATTGGTAGATTGGCAAAAAAATAGAAAGATGGTGATCTAATTCTTGACTTGTAGGAACAGACTACTTAACGAACCGTATCAACTTTGATGCGGTTTTTATTATTGACCTGCCAAATGTCGTAAAACTGGGCTAATACAGTCCACCGGACGTAAAACAAAGGAGTTTTAAGCATGAGTTTAAAACGTGACATGTTAGTTGAAGCTGGTATCACAGATAAAAGTGTGATTGACAATATCATGCAAGCGTACGGGGCAGGTATTGAGAACGCTAAATCACAAGCTAAGTCTGAGTTGCAAGCTGAAAACGACAGCCTTAAACAGCAACTTGAGCAACAAAGCCAAGCACTCAACGACTTGCAAGCTAAAGAGGGAGCTAGTGAGGAACTCAAGCAACAATTGGCGGACTTACAAGCTAAATTTGACACTTACAAGTCAGAGAATGAAGCTAATCTTGCGAAAGTTACCAAATCTAACGCTATTCGTCTAGCTTTGAAAGATGTGGACGCTCACAATTCGGATGACCTTGCTAAATTCATCAACTTTGACGAAATTGAATTTGATGAAGCTGGTAAACCAAAACTAGACAAGGTTATTAAGGGATTGAAAGAGACAAGCCCGTATCTTTTCAAACAAGAGGAACAAGCAGCACAACCTAAAATCTTTGCTGGTGGCAATCCATCTGCTAGTCAGAACGGACTTACCAAAGAAGATTTTAAACGCATGGGCATCAATGAGCGTCAAGAACTCTTTGATAAAGACCCAGAGCTATATCAACAATTGAAAGGATGATTTAATCTATGGTTCTTGGAACAACAACGACTGCACAAGTCATCAATCCACAGGTAATGGCTGACATGGTTTCAGCTAAATTGCCTAAACTAATCAAATTCACACCACTCGCAGTGGTTGAAACAACTCTTGTAGGCCGTCCAGGGGATGAGCTTACAGTGCCACAATGGACATATTCTGGTGATGCCACTGAAATCACTGAAGGCACTGCCATTCCAATCGACCAATTGGGCACAAAAGAAACAAAAATGAAGATCAAACAAGCTGGTAAGGCTATTGAAATCACTGACAAAGCCGCTTTGGTTGGACATGGCAACGTCTACGGTGAAGCAACTAACCAGATTGCCCTTGCTATCGCTAACAAGGTTGACAACGACATCGTTGAGGTTGCTAAAACAGCAACACAAAACATTACTGAAGCTCCTGTTTCAGTAGCAAACATTGACAAAGCCTTGGAAATCTTTGCGGATGAAGAAGACGCTCGCTATGTTGCCCTTATTAATCCAAAAGACGCCATCAAGTTGCGTGCTGACGCTGGTCAAAACTGGCTTAAAGGCTCAGAAGTTGGTGCTGACGTTGTCGTTTCTGGCACATTCGGTGAAGTGTCTGGCGTGCAAATCGTCCGCACTAAAAAGGTCGAAGAAGGAAAAGGTTTCCTTGTTAAAGTCTCATCACTTCAAACAGACACAGACGACGATGCTAAATATGGCGCATTCGTGATCAACTTGAAACGTGATGTCATGATTGAGAGCGACCGTGACATCTTGAAGAAAACTACTGTTTATTCTGGTGATGAGTACTACGGTGTTTATCTCTACGACGATTCTAAAGTCGTTAAATTCGGAGGTGCTTAATGGGTATGCTAATGCGTCGTCATTACAACGGCGAGCAAGCACAAGCAGCACCCGTTAAGAATGACCAAGTAGAAGTGGACGAAACACTTGAAAACAAGACCGTTGCTGACTTGCGAATCATCGCACAACAACGAGGCTTGACTGGTGTTTCATCACTAACAAAGGCAGAGCTTTTAGACCTCCTAAAATAGCAAAGGGGGTGGTTGAATGACATATTTAACCGAAACAGAATTTTTGAAACTTGGTTTTGAAGATGTAGAAGATTTTGAAACGCTATCAGCTAGAGCTAGTCTCGTCATTGATGCCTATATCAAAAACTTCTACGACTTTACCGATTTTGAGACAGACTTCGAGCCACGCAAAAAAGCCGTTAAGAAAGCAGTCGCTTATCAAATCGCTTATCTTGATTCAAGCGGCATTATGACCGCCGAGGATAAGTCATCGCTTGCAAGCATGACCGTGGGACGTACTCATGTAAGCTATCAGAACGGCTCTAAATCGTCTAATGGTGGTCAGAGGTACAATCTATCTCTTGACGCTCTAACCTGGCTGACATTGGCCGGATTTGGCTGTAAGGCGGTGGGCTATGATAGATAAACGCATGTTAGTTGATACTGTCACGATTCAAAGACCAGCGGGAGAAAAGGACGGTTGGGGAAAAGTAATATATGATGAGCCCAAAACCCTTAAACCCGTTAGATTTGATAGGTCGGTATCTCACACTGGTAGTGGTCAAAATCGGAACGAGAATAATTTCTCAGTCCTTATGGTCTATCCGAAATACACACCCATTGAGTTGGACGATAGTTGGTTGAATGGTCGAGTTAATGACACTCACCGAGACTACATCATTCGTAAAATCATCCCTCAGTATCATCCGTTTAAGCATACTATCCTATGCTACGAAATCGAGGTGATTTGATGGGTGCTGATGTAACTATCAAGGTAGACTTGCAGGGCCTTGAAAAGAAATGCAGTCCCGAAGCGGTCAGACGTGGTCAGATTGCCATGAGTAATCAAATGCTCTTGGATATGAATAAGTACACACCAGTCCAATCTGGACACTTGAGAGGTAGCGGACATTCTAACGTTGACACGTTGGTGTGGTCAACACCTTATGCAAGAATCAGATTCTATAACCGTAGACTGAAACTGTTCTTCTCAGAGAAACAACGTAAGTTCTTCTTTGCGAACAAGGATAGACTGCTAGCACAGAAACCAAAGCCTGGCACTGGTGGCCGTTGGGATAAGAAGGCTGCTGCTAAACACAGCAAGCAGTGGGGACAAGTAGCAATCAGAGCAATGGGAGTTAAATAGTGAACGACAACGATTTTTCAGAAGTTCTCAGAGACTTCATTAATACGCTTGGACTACCGTTAAAATGCAAACTTGATTATCTTTCAGAAGACGAAAGCCTTTCAGTCTATCCCTTGCCGGGTGGCAAAGTGGAAGACGAAGACATGGCTGGCACCCAGATTCTATCACTACCTTACGAGATAGCGATTAAATCAAAGGACCAGCAAAAGCTAAACGCTATTCTTTGGAAGATAAACACCGAGCTTTCAAAAATTGGATTTGAGTTACCAAGTAAGAACAATTCATACACATTTATAGCCTTGACCGTCGAGACACCGAGCTTAAACGATGCCGACGAGCAGGGCTTTTATATTTACTTGCTTGACTTGCAGGCAAGACTAGAAGTAGAAAGGAGCCTTAATTAATGGCTAAATTTAAAAATGCGATTCGCAAGCACTATATCGCACCTTACGACCCAGAGAATCCAGATAAAGTCCCAACAGAGGACAAATACATGTGGATTGCTAAGGGCATCAAAGAATCTGCACCGGAAAATGACGCAGAAGACGATGACGTAGCGTACTTCGACGGTGACGGCACTAAAGAAAAAGTTATCACTTCAAAATCTCGTGGTCGTTCGTTTGAGGGACACCGTGATTATGCTGATAAAGCTCAAAACTTTGTCGTTGACAAAGAAGACGCTGTAGCAGATGACCTCATCGTTTGGTACAAGGAAGTAACTCCAGACGGTAAAACATACAAGGAAGGTCTTGCACGACTTTCTGAAATTGAAGTCGGAGATGGTGAAGCGTCAGAGCTTGAAACTATCAAATTCCAAGTTAACTGGTCACGTACGCCAGAGAAACACGATATCACTGCATCACCAGTCGCAGCCGCCGCAGTATCTGGAGCTGGTTCAGATACTTCTGGGCGTGCAGCTCGTTCTGGTGAAACATCAGAAGTTACTTCACCGGGCATCGGTGGATAATCACTAATTAAATAAAACAAGATAAGACAACTAGAGGGTAGGGGTTAGCCCTTACCCTCTTTTTTTCGTAAAAGGAGAACAAAAAAACATGGTAGTAATTAAAAAACGTAGCAATGTCATCCCAGTCGATTTCGGTGAATTTCAACTTAATTTCCCAGTGTCAGATAGTAACATTCAACGCATGAAGGCGGTTGGTGAGGACTTGCAAGCCAAGGGTGAAGCGTTCCAAAACACTACTGACGAGGAAGCATTGGGGGCATTGAAAGCGTTGGTAGAAGATGGTTTCAATCAAGTTTTTGACGATAAAGAAGCCTTTAAGCAAGTGTATGAGTTTGCTGGTCAGTCAACAATTAATGCGATGTTCTATCTCATTGAAGCTATCAAAGGTATTTCTGAGGAATTCGAGAACCAGAATTCAAAAGCAGCCCTCGACAAGTATTTGAATGCTTGATTTGTCACGAAAACTAACAGACAAGTTAGTAATCGATGATGAAGAATTCCCTCTTAATCTGTCCTTTGATAACGTTCTACGGCTCTTTGAAATGTGGAGGGATGAAGGTGTTCCAGAGTTTGTTAAGCCTCATTTTGGCATTCGTATCTTGACTGGTGAGACTTTAGAAGATTTCACTGTCGAGGAAATGTCAGAGGTGTTTAACGAGGTTTTTGAAGAGCATATCAGCCTTTCAACGGTCGAAGACAACCATGTCGAGTATGACTTGGCTGGTAATCCTATGAAGACTACTGCAAGCAACGGCAAGCAAGAGCAAGCGCCTTATGACATTCGGTACGACGGTGACTATATCTATGCGTCATTCTTGCAGGCTTACAACATGGACTTGTTCGACATGCAAGGGAAACTTCACTGGAAGAAGTTCAACGCTCTACTTTCTGGACTTCCAGAGGGCACCAAGTTTATGGAAGTTATCAAAATTCGGAAATGGAAACCGCAAAAGGGCGACTCAGCAGAATACAAAGAGGAAATGCGTAGGCTTCAAAAAGATTATGCTCTCCCTTACGAGGTTATCGAGGAAGAAGAATACGAAGAAGAATTTTAGAAAGGAGGGATAATCTATGGCAGATGGTACAGTCACCATCAAGGCGTTATTTGACGGGAAGGACGCCGAAAGTGGGGCTAAACGCATTAAGAGCTCGCTAGAAGGGCTTAAGAGCTCAGCTGGTAAGGTTGGCTCGGTCTTTAAATCTGTTTTAGGTGCTAACTTAATCGGTGGGGCTATCATGGGCGGTATCAGCGCTCTTGGTAACGGCATGAAGTCAATGGTGGGTGAGCTTAACAGCTCGACTAAAGCATGGAAGACCTTTGAGGGTAACATGCAACAGATTAACATGCCTACCGACCAGATTAAGCAAGTCAAAGGCGAGTTGCAAGACTTTGCGACCAAGACCATCTATTCAGCGTCCGACATGGCCAGCACCTACTCACAGTTAGCAGCGGTTGGAACGAAGAATACAACGGAGCTCGTTAAGGGCTTTGGTGGTCTCGCAGCAGCGGCAGAGAATCCACAACAAGCCATGAAGACTTTGAGCCAACAAGCCACTCAAATGGCTGCCAAACCTAAAGTGCAGTGGCAAGACTTTAAACTCATGCTAGAGCAAACGCCAGCCGGTATCGCTGCGATTGCGAAAGAAATGGGCATGAGTACCGCTGAAATGGTGCAAGCTGTCCAGGATGGCAAGATTAAGACCGAGGACTTCTTTGACGCCATCGCTAAGGTCGGTAATAACGATACTTTTAGCAAAATGGCGACAGAATTCAAAACCGTTGACCAAGCAATCGACGGGATGAAAGAGTCCCTAGCTAATAAACTAATGCCACAGTTTGAGAAACTCAATCAAATCGGTATCAAGGCAGTCGTTGGACTAACGGATGCACTGGAAAGGGTTGATATCAACGGAATTGCTGACAAGATCGGCAGTGGGTTGTCTTCGCTTTGGAAAGGCTTCACAAACACTGGAGCTTTGGCTAATCTGGGGGCAACGTTCACTTACATTAGTAGCTCTATTCAGCAACTATTCAGCAAAATTGACGGAAACAAGCTCATGCAGGGCATTGGCTCGGTGTTTGGTGACATTGCTAACGGCATCTCACAAGCTCTAAACATTGCCACAACGTCGGTCAGAAGTTTCATCAGCTCATTTGCTGATACAGGGGCGTTTCAATCGTTCAAAGCGGCAGTTCAAGATACTTGGAACGCCCTTAAAACTATCGGTTCATCGTTTGGCGAGGTGCTAGGTAGCTCACAAATGCAGTCAATCATTTCAGGTATTGGCTCAGCTCTTGGAACGCTTGTTAACTGGATATCTCAAGCTATTTCAGCGGTGTCTAAGTTTGTCAGCTCATTGCCACCGGGTGTTCTAAACGGCATTACTAGCGGTATTTTGGCAATGGTAGCAGGTTTCATGACTGCGAAGGCTGGTATTTCAGCGGTAGGTGTTGCATTGAAAGGATTGAACTTCCTTAAAAGTCTCAATCCGTTTAAAAAGTTCGGGACGGAAGCAGCTGCAGGCATGGCTCAAGCTGCTACTAGTGCAAGCAGTGGCAAGAGCAAGATTGCCCAAGTGTTCGAGAGTATCGGCGGCGTGATTAAAAACACTGGTTCAGCAATATCGCAAGCTGCCAAGGGTATCGGAACAGGTATCTCTACAGCATTTAAGGGAATTGGTACAGCTATCAATGTAGCCTTGCAAGGTTTGAGAGGGTTAAACCCAGCTACCTTGCTATCATTCGGTGCATCCGTAGCTATCGCAGCAGTCGGAATCGGTGCTGGTATTGCATTGATTGTGGCTTCGTTCTCGCTACTCGCAAGCCATGCAAGCGGTGTTTCACAGATTATCGGTTCTATTGGTTCAGCGTTCGGAACGGTTGTCGAATCTATCGGTAAGGCGGCAGGAACTATCGTTGAAGCGTTCGGGACTGCATTCGCTACCGTAATTACAGCAGTAGGACAAGCCGCTCCTGGTCTTGCTCAATTAGCGCCACTAGTAGTTGCGGTAGGTACTGCTATTGGTCAAGCTGCTCCAGCAATTACGGCATTCGGGAACGCTTGGACTTCTATTTTAGGAACGCTGCCAGCTATCATCAGTGCATTTAGTGGGTTAGCAACCGCTCTAGGTTCTGCGATTAGCCAGATAGTTACAGCAGTAACTCCGATTATTCAAATTATCGGTAATACTATAACGGCAGTAACTCAAATCATCGCTAACGCTATCGTGGCAATAGCACCAGTCATCGCTAACTGTATCGTTCAAATCGTTAGTGTGTTAGCATCTCACGCTCCACAGATTGCAATGGTTTTACAAGTAATCGTGCAAGCCATTCAAGCAACGGCACCAGTCATTATGACCTTGATCCAAGGCATCGTTACAGTCGTTCAGACAATGGCACCAGTCATTAGTCAAGTGATTTCTGCCATCGTTGCGGTTGTCCAAACATTGGCGCCAATAATTAGCCAAATCATTTCAGCTATTGTTACAGCCATAACTCAAATCGTACCTATCATCACGGCAATCGGTGGTGTGATTAGTGCGGCATTCAGTGGCATCGCATCAGTGGTGTCAGCAGCAGGAATGGCAATCGCTACGGCTGCAATGGGTATCGGTACGGCTATTAGTACGGCTCTTAGTGGTGTGGCAAGTATCATTAGTGCTACTGGTAGCGCCATTGGTGCTGCATTGCAAGGTATTGCTAGCGTAGTGCAATCAGTCGGAACGTCAATCAGTACAGCGGCTCAAGGTATCGGAAATGGTATCAAATCAGCGTTTGAAGGTATTTCAAGCGTTATTACATCCGCTGGTAGTGCTATTAGTAGCGTATTGAATAGCCTAGCTAATGTATTCAACTCAATCGGTACAGCTGCACAGAAAGCTGGGTCTGGTTTCAATCAGCTTGCCAATGGTGTGGTTAAGATTACCAACACAAATCTTGGGGACATGGCTGCATCTCTTGCGGCTGTTGCTAAAGGTGTAGGCTCTATCGGTAACAACTCAGCGGGGCTTGCTCAAGCTGGTACTGGCATGACCAACCTTGGTAATGGTATGAGCAAGGTTTCTAGCTCAGCGTCTAGTGCTGTTGCAGGGTTAAGCCATTTCTCAAGTACGATTACAAGTATTCAGTCATCATTCACTAACTTACAATCACTACTCGCTACAGCGGGCACTGCATTTAGCACGTTCTCAAATCAAGCTAGTCAATCACTAGCTGGCTTAACGGCTATTGTAGCCCCTATCACAGCGTTTAGAACGCAAATCATGACACTAGCACCAGCCTTGATGGTTGCTGCGACTGGTCTAACTCAGTTCAGTACAGTTTCAATGACGCTGACAGCAAGCATGACTTCTATCAGCTCAAGCATGACCATGTTAACTACTAGCTTAACGATGTTAGCTGCTCAGTTGACTATGATCACTACGAGCATGACCATGATGGCCACTAGCTCAACAATGTTAGGTACTAGCTTAACTCTTGTAGGTACTCAATTCACTATGATTGGTACTTCACTAATGATGCTTAACAGTCAATTCATGATGTTCGCTACATCATTGATGCAACTGACATCACAGCTTATGATGGCAGGTTCAGCAGTGACCATGTTTGGTGCTCAACTCATGACTGCTCAGACTGGTTTCAGCATGGTTTCCATGATGGCTACTATGGTATCTAGTCAGCTTGCTATGCTTGCTAGCTCAGCTCAAATGGCTGGAGCTGGACTTGCTATGGTAAGCGCTCAAGTCATGATGCTTGCTAGTGTATTCGCTACCGTTGGAGCAGCAGCAATGACATTACAAGCTACGATGATGTCTCTTGGTATGGCAGTAAGCTCTGGCATGATGTCAGCGGTGCAAGCTGTAACATCCGGGGCAATGCAAATGACTGCAGCTCTACGTTCTAGCGGTACTCAAATGGTTGCTAGCACACAAGCCTTCATGAATCAGATTGTTTCAGCAGTCAGAAACGGCATGAATCAAGTGGTTGCAGCTATCCGTGCCGGTGGTGCTCAAATGGTTGCAGCTATGCAAGCAAGCGGTCAGCAATTGGTTGCAGTTACACAAGCAGCAGTCAACCAAGCAGCAGCCGCAGCAAGAGCCGGTTACGGAGCTTTCTTCTCAGCCGGTGCTTACATGGGACAAGGTCTTGCAGCCGGTTTGATGTCAGCTCTTGGAGCAGTTACAGCAGCAGCTAACGCCCTTGTGGCACAAGCGGAAAGAGCAGCGCAAGCCAAAGCCAAAATTCACTCGCCTTCACACCTATTCCGTGATCAAGTTGGTTGGTATATCGGTCTTGGTATTGCTCGAGGTATCGATGAATCAGCTCCAGAGGTTGCGAACAGTCTTGATTATATCCGTGACCAAGTTAACGGGTTCAATGTTCGAGCTAATGCCATGCTGACTGGTGCCACTTCAAACATGGCTAGTCAGCTTAAAATGGAAGTCTTGCGTGATAAAACCCCAGACGCTACAATTTCGGCACGTCAAGAAGCCTACGCTGCACACTCAGCCGGCTTGCTTAACGATGTGATTGACGCTCTTGTAGACGTCAAAGAACAAATTGCACAAGGTCAAAACATGGTTCTTGACACTGGTGCTCTTGTCGGTGGTACAGTTAATAACTTCAACAGCGCCATTGACACGATTAAAACACTGAAAGGACGACACAGATTGTGATTACTAAAATTAAAGAATATATAGCGTTCGGCGATTTTAATAGTCGTGACGCTGGGTGGTACCTGCAGAAACGTGAAGCACCTACCCCCGACGAGAAAGAGATTGTCGAGTCTATCCCCTTTATGCAGGGGGTGCTTGATTTCTCTAGTGTCCTGGGTGAGCGTGTCTTTGAACCAAGAGAGATTACATACGAGTTCAAATTGCCATTTACGGAATACGAAGAACGTAAGACTGCAGAACGTAGAATTAAATCTCAAATGGTTACCAAAACAGAAAGAAAGCTATTTGATACGCATGACCGTCGATATTACTGGATGGGTAAGATTAAGCATATCAAGGTAGCTGATGATCCGATTAAGAAAAATCTGGTAGCTACAATCGTCTTCAAATGCTATCCGTTCGCATTCCATGAGAACGAATACTTCGATGATGTCTGGGATACATTCGATTTTGAAAGTGATGATTCAACATGGACTAAGTGGCAGTTGGGCTACACAAGAACAGAAAAAACAATCTATTTCGTCAATTCTGGTGATACAGCTATCAGTCCAGTAATCTATTGCGACGAAGATATCACGCTTACCGATTCGGAAGGTGTTATTTACAACTTGAAACGCGGTGAGAATAGGGAGTTTGCATTGACACTATACAAAGGTATTAACTATTTCAAGGCTAAAGGTAATGGCACAATTGCCATGCATTATAACAACGAGGTGATGGCATGACGGTCTCGGGTAAAATTGAAGTATTTAATGTTAGTCATACTGGATATAGCGTAAAGGTGACTGGCGCAAGCATTGATGGTGGCCTTAAAGGCGTATCGTTCCCAACGTGGAGCAGGAAAGAAAAATACTCAGAAGAGTTTGGCAAGATTGCAGACCAAGATGATATTATTTGGTATCAAGGTGTAAGGTGGGGTGATGTTTGGTATTGTACTATCAATATTTCAGACCATGCTTTTGATAGAGGGGAATATTTTACCCATGTCTATTTATATCGCCAAAACGGCACACTAGAGGGTCTAGGAGGTGAGATGATTACCATTCCAGACCCACCCAAAAGCATCCGAAAAAAAGGCGGTTACGCTGTTTACTGGTGGCCTAATATCCACGATAGACGGGGGGATAAACTCTTGCGCACTACTATTGGGCGGAAGACAATTCACAACCCGTATAGCTCAAAAGGTGGAAAAATCATCGCTGGTGAAATTACTCAAGCGCTCAATACCATTCACGAGTTTACGTTCGCCATTCCATTTACCCATCCGTTGTATAACAAGATGGTGCCATTCAAATCTGTTGTCGAAGTAGTCAATCTCTATGATGGAACGGTTGAATTCGTTGGGCGGGTTTTGACCACAACCAACGAAATGACAACAAATGGTTTCGCCCAAAAAGTATCGTGTGAAGACTTCCTCTCGTTTCTTCATGACTCGGCTCAATGGTTCCAGAAACTGCCGAACCGTGGGGCAGGGCAGTATTTGTTAGAAATGTTAAATGTCGCAAATGGGCAAGTTGAAGATTACAAGCGGTATTCTTTGAGAAAAGTAACCGTCAACAGTAGAACGGATAAACCGTTTCGCTATATTGGTTACGAGTCCACATGGGATTGTGTACGAGAGCGAATTATCAACAATATCGGTGGATATTTAAGGGTTTACGAGTTAAACACTGTGCTGCACCTAGACTGGACAAAAGACATTGGAGTTACCAAGAAATCACCAATCCAGATTGGCAAAAATATCAAATCAGCCAGTCGGTTGCTTGATTTCGATGGGCTGGCTACTCAAATTATGCCAGTAGGGGCGGATATTCAGAAAGACCATCCAGACGAAGACCAAAGCCCAGATGTTACAAGGGAGCAAATCACAATTTGGAATGTCAACAATCATAGCGTGTTCCTTGAGGATAAGGAACTAATCAAAGAGTTTGGTGTTATCCGTAAGCCAGTAATCTGGACGGAAATCGACAACCCTAGTGTCCTATTGGCTCGTGGCAAGCAGTATCTACGCAACCAAAAGATTGCACTTGCAAAATGGACGATTTCAGCCGTTGAACGCTATTTGATTGATGACCGTTACGATAAATTTGAAATCGGGAACAAGCACCCGATTATCAACGCACCTCTCTCTGGGATTGAAACTTTGCAAATTTTGGAAAAGAAAATTGATATACTTAACCCACAGTCGGTTGAGCTGACTATCGGCTCGCAATCTCAATCACTTGCAGCGTACCAGTTGCAGTTGCAAGAAGCGGAAAATTCTATCGAACGTGTCAAACAGAATGCTTCTGTTGCCGAAAAAACTAAGCGCTTGAAGGCTCTGCAAAGTCAACTTACAGCACTTAAGAATAAGCCTAGTGCTGCACCGATAGCACCAACAGCACCTAACCAACCAAATGTAGATGCAACGCAAGAAGAATTATCAGCGTATGACAAGGCGTTTGCTGATTATCTAGCAGCCAAAGCTAACTACGATAATCAACTTGCATCATTCAACATGGACGAGGAAGAACGCACTAGGACGATTAGGGATGTAGAAGCCGAAATTACACGATTACAAAACGAATTAAAAGAAGGAGGAACAAATGCCACAGAATGAAGCAGAAGGGCGCTTAAATCTATACGATGATGTGACACCTTTAGAAAACACTAAAAGCATTGACGTTTTGACTAGGGCTATCCGTAAGAAGACGAGGGGGGCGGACGTTCGAGAAGCCATTGCTAAAGCTATCGAAACAACTTATACTGACGGCACTTCTAATGGTAACGCTAATTTGGAAGTTGCCAAAGCTCGTGGGGAATATGAAACCCTAAACCAACGCCTTCAAGATATCCAAACAACCGCCAAGTCAAGCCAAGAACTAGGGGAGCGAAATGACGACAACAAGGTCGACAAGAACGGTACTGGCCAAATCAAATGGGCAAACCTTGCGCAAGATGCAAGAGAGCAAATTTCAGGCGGCAAGGTGGCAGTGGTTGGGAACAATGCCGTTGCAACATCTAACATCGTTGATGGAGCAGTCACAGACACCAAACTTGATGAACGCATGGGGTTTGGGTTGATGATTGCAGGTCGCCTATTGATTGATGTCGCCAATTCTCAAGTGGAATTAAGCAGCGGTAGTTGGTTCCAAGTCGGAAAACGTAAAGCCAACGCCAGAGATACCTTAACAGCTCCGCTGCCAAAAACGGGTTTGTCGCAGTACGTTATTTACAACGACGAGACGAACTCGTTATATGTCAAAACATTAAACGACATTCAAAACATTGGTAATCGTGAAACCATCTTAGCAATCCTATTTAATGGAGCATTGGTTCACCCACAATCCTCTCCATTTGTTAAGACGGTGGGGCTCAAAGTCGGTGAACGCTTAGACTACGTGAATGCCGACTGGGGGACAGTTATCCAAGGGGAAATCACATTTGACGCCAAAACAAATACTGTCAGAGGTCAAAGAAAAGGCGACATCATTGTCTCTTTTCAAAATTATTACATTAACGGCATTGAAGATTTTGAAATTACCTTACCGAACTACTCTGGGAAATTGTTACTCTTTGATAGAGAAAGCAAAAAGTTTCAAGTAGCGGACATGGATAGTTACGACAGTCACAAGAAGAAAGATATTTCTAAAGCAGCTTCACTAATCAAAGTGGCTGAAATATACCAAAATGAAATCAGGCATATTTCTAGCAATAGCAATATTTTTCTTGTCAACCAAGAAACTCAACGCAAACAAGACATCACACTTGAACGGTTGAAAGTTGACTTACAAACCAAGCGGACAGTTATCGTAATGCTAGGTGACTCAACGACGGATGGGTACAGAACATCTGGTTATTCAGGAAATGTTCTTGAAAGTTTGACACCAAAACCAAACACTTATACCGAGATTTTAAACGGTATTATTAACGGTCAAAAAGGGTATGGCTTTAACCACAAATTCTATAATCGGGGCTTCTCTGGAAAAACAATTGCTTGGTTAAAGGATAACTTGGATGCTGTTTTAGCTCCAATCACCGAAAAAATCGACTATGCTATTATCTCAATGGGAATTAATGACAGTGTTTACCAGAAGGCCAACATTCAACCTTTCGAAGAGAACCACATCGACATTGTTAAACGTTTGAAATCAAAAGGAATTAAACCAATTCTAATGTCGACACAAGCCCAATTCGAAAACTATAATCGTTTCGGCTCAAAGATTAACAGTATCGCTGATACTCTCAAGAGAGATTTGGCGAAAGAACTAGGTATTCCATTCATTGACTACAATGCCGGGACTAGAAATATTCTGAATGACTCAGAGTATAGCGTTAAGGCTCTTATTCCTGATATGTGTCATTTTGGTGATTTAGGTCATCAAAAATCGGCAGAATTTCTAGCTAGTCAGTTGATCCATCGTGTCGAGGAAGTCGTTGTCGGTGATAAGATCGGCTACCAGAATAATCGTGTTGTCTCAGACTTGAACTATTCGGATTATTTATCTGATGTTGAAAAAGAGGTTAAATTCTTACCTTCAAAGGTAGATGGGTTTGACTTAGAGGGTCACTTTAATGGGGCTCAAAAGACCATGTTTGAAGTTTTGGTTTATGTCAATAAACCAGTTGTAGTTAAATACTTCGGGGAGAACGTGTCTGTAAGTAGCAACGGTGCTAACTTGGATGATGGCGCACGGTTGGATGTTGGTCTCTACAAGATTTCAGTTAAAAACACGCCAAATCAACCATCATCCTTCCGTGGTTTGAAATTTGAGTAGAAGGGGGAATATTGAACAAACCAGATGGAATTTGGGGGATTTTGGATGTTGTACGGGACTTCTACGAGCATGGGATAGATGACCATTTATGGGTGTTCCTACTAATGATTATCATTGCTAGTGATATCGTGGTGGGAGTATCCAGGGCGTGGGCTTATCATGAGTTTTCAAGCTCTAAATTCAGAAAAGGGCTTGTCAGTCATACTGCTATGATTATCTTTGTAGCCATCTTCTATCCGTTCGCTAATTTCATGAATTTAGGCGGGATGTTAGATGCCTTTATCATGGCTATGATTGCAGCTTATGGCTCTAGTATTCTAGCTAGCTTATCGGCTCTAGGAGTGGAAATTCCGTACTTTGATAAGTACATAAAAAAAAATATCGACAAAGACAAATTTAATTTAACTTCGATTGAAGAAGAAAAGGAGAAAACAGAAAATGATTAATTTTAAACTACGTTTGCAAAACAAAGCTACTCTAGTAGCTCTTATCTCAGCGGTTTTCTTGATGTTGCAACAATTCGGGCTTAATATCCCTAGCAACATTCAAGAGGGTGTAAATACTTTCGTTGTGATCTTGGTTATTCTTGGAATCGTTACCGACCCAACAACAAAGGGTGTGGCAGACAGTGAGCGTGCATTAAACTACAACCAACCTCGTGAGGACTAGCTTATGTCTAGACTCATGACCTCTATCAACCAAATTGAAGGGGGTGACATTCTCAAGTCTGGGGATGTTACCTCAGTCTTTGGTTTTGAAATCTTAGGGGCTGATGGAAAACGCATGGAGTTATCCGGCACTGGTAAACTCACACTGTCAAATGACGAAACCGTGGCGTTGTATCAAGACGTAACCGTAGAGAACGGGCATTTTTCGTTCGTCATGGGTGACATCGTAGAGCCGGGCACATACTACCTAGAAATTAAACTGAATGGGCATATCTTTCCATCAAACAATTTCAAGGTGAAAGTTAAGAGTTCGCTTAACATCGGTAGTGCGATTCCATCAAAGAAAGACCCTAAACTAAAACTACTAGCGGATGAATTGCGAGATTCTGGGTACATTGCTGGTGGCAGTGATACCACGGAAGACCTCGTTAACATCTACAATCTAGCTAAATTTTGAAAGGAAACATAAATGAGTAAATTGCATGATTTCGCCCAAGCCGTTGGTGCAGATATCAAAGAAATTAAAACAGCGTTGGCTGGCAAGGCTGAGAAAGGCGAAGTAACCGCTAACGGCATCACTCAAGACCAACTTAACACTGCCATTCAAGGTGTTAAGACTGCCATTCTGGGCGAAGGCGTCCCAGAAGAACTCAACACACTCAAGGGAATCGTTGATAAAATCAGTGCAGCGGGTGGCAATACTGACAGCGGTATTATTTCGAAAATGACCGAGCTTGGCACTCGTATTGATACCATCGAACAAGAAGACCTTGTGAGCGTATATACTGCAGCGAAAGCGTGAGCCTATGAGTAAGTTCACAGAATTTGCTCAAGCTGTGGGGGCGGATATTAAGGAGATTAAAGGCAAACAATCTTCATTGTTGACTATCAGCCAAGCGTATGGACTATTTCCAACATATAATAACTTTTTTCAACAGGTTATGGAACAAAATAAATGGGCGGAAGATCCACTTGTAACAAAATCTCAATTACCAACGAGCGAAATTGACGATCTAAAACAGAAGGTTGCTGATTTGGAAAGAATGCTTACGGAGATTAAACAGAAATAATTTGAGAAAGGAGAAACATGACTTCAAAAGCACAATTATTAAACACGCTTGAAAGCCTAGTCAATCAACGTGTCACTGTTCCGACCAACCATTACGGCGGGCAGTGTATAAGTTTGATTGACTACGTTTTACAGTATGCGGGTTTATTTAATCTCGATTTCAGCTACTTAAACGCCATTGATGGCTTAAGCCGTGCTGAAAGTCTAGGGTTGAAAGTCACACGTTTTAACGGTGCGAACAATCCACCAGTAGGGAGCGTTTGGGTAACTAACTGCTTGCCTTACCATCAATTCGGGCATATCGGTTTTGTGGTCGCAGAAAACCCAGACGGTACAGTAACCACAATCGAGCAGAATATCGACGGTAATGGTGATGCCCTCTATAATGGCGGTTGGACACGCAAGGTCACAAGAAACCTCGATAGCGCTG